CCCTCGTGATGGTTATGATAGGATTTATAAATGGTTGATAGAGAATGATAAGTATTATAATTTTTGTATCTCTTATAAGGACTATGAAACTTATAAGAAAGATGGAGCACCATTAGATAAACTTTTAGTATGTCCTAATGGAGCACAACATAGGGATTATAATTTTGAAGAGAATCCTAGTAAACCTGATTGGACTTTATATCTTGGGAAGATAGAACCAAGAAAGAGACAACATGTTTATCAATGCATATATGGTATTGAATTTGTAGGACACTATACAAATACTACAAGTTTTAATCCACAGTTAAAAGATTATCTTGGTGAATGGTCTCATCAACATAAGTTGCAACATGTCACTGATTATGGTAACATGTTATTGTTATCTGATGGCGAGAACGGAACACCTCTCGTTATCAAAGAAGCTTTAATCGCTGGACTTGGTGTTGTTGTATCTAAATATGCAGCACACGATCTAGATAAGTCTTTGCCATTTGTGACAGTTATTCCAGATGATAAATGGAATGATATTGAATATGTTTCTGAAGAACTCAAAAGAAATAGAGAAATCTCTGTTACTATGAGAAAAGATATTCGTCAGTATGGTGTAGATAATTTCTCTTGGCAGGTGTTAGTCAAGAAGTACGTTGAAAACATTGAGGGTATGGAATGAAGATTTCGATTGTTGGGCCAGGTCTAATGCCTATCCCACCTAAAGGTTGGGGTGCTGTAGAGTCTCTCATATGGGATATGGCCAATGCCCTGAAGGCATTAGGACATTCAGTTCAGATCATTAATACTACAGATGGTAATAAAGTTCTTGCTGCTATTGAAGAATATAATCCAGACTTTGTTCATATTAACTATGATGATTTTATAGTACTGTATCCTCATATTAATAAACCAAAGGCAATGACATCACACTTTGGTTATCTGGAACGTCCAGACATGATGAGTGGTTATGTTAATATCTTTAATAAGTTTGCTGAATTAAAACCAAATGTATTCTGTCTATCAGAAGGAATAAAAACTGTCTATAAAATCTTTAGTGATTTTCCTGTAGAGAAATTATTTGTTACTCCTAATGGTGTTAACATAGATGCCTTTAATTTTAAAGAAGATCCAGAACATCCACATCGGAGTATGTATCTGGCAAAGGTAGACTATCGTAAGAGACAACATCTATTTCAACACATAGACAGTCTTTGGTTTGCAGGTAATATTGTTGATGAGAGGTATGATACTAAGAATAATTATCTTGGCGAATGGTCTAAGGAACAGTTATATAAAGAACTAACAGACTATGGTAATCTTGTACTACTGTCTGATGGTGAAGCACATTCTCTTGTTATCATGGAGGCATTTGCTGCTGGACTAGGTGTAGTGATTAGTGAGTTTGCAACTGCTAATTTGGATGTTGATAGAGAATTTATTACAGTCATACCTGAGAAGAAGATCAAAGATATAGAGTATGTTGAAGGTCAGATCATAAGGAATAGAGAGTATTCTATTAAACATAGAGATGAGATACGTGAGTATGCACAACAGTTTGATTGGAAGAATGTTTTAGCTAAACATTATATTCCTGCAATAGAAGAACTCATTGTTAGATTACCAGAGAAACCAAAACCAGAACCTATTGTTCCTTCTTATTCTATGGATAAGAACAAGGCTGCATATAAGTTAAAAGGTTTTGGACCTTTGTACTACATTAACCTTGATGGACAACCAGAAAGGGATGCAGAGATGCAATCCATGTGTAAGTATTGGGAGTTAGAACCTACTCGTATCTCAGCATTTGATGGAAGAGAAGATAAGTTAGAACATATTCTTGAAGGTACTTATCCAGAAGGTATTACATCTGGTGAGGTTGGATGTGTTACATCTCATCTTAAGGCAATTAAACATTGGTATGAAACATCTGATAGTCCTTATGGTATCTTTGCAGAAGATGATGTAAGTTTTGATACTGCTAGGTTCTGGAAGTTTGATTGGAATGAATTCATGTCAAAGGTTCCATATGATTGGGACTGTATTCAGTTGGCTATTATTAATCCTGGCGTAGTGTATGCTCATATGCACGCTCGTTGGGTGAATGATTTTTCTACTGCATGTTTTATAGTGACTAGACATCATGCTAAGAAACTTATAGAACATCATTGTGTTGGTGATAAGTTCCGTTTAGATCAAGGAGTTAAACCTAGACCTGTTGCTGATGATCTTATATACAATTGTGGTAGAACATATGCTATTCCTTTGTTCCATTATAAGATTGAGTTGGGTTCTTCTATTCATCCAGATCATTTAGAAGTTTTCCATAAAGGAAGTCATGAAGGCATCCTTAATCATTGGAGAGAATCACTTGCCCAGATGGAAGATCAGACCATGTTATTTAATTATGATCCTTACATGGGACGTATTCCACCTGAGTGTGAGGGTAAATAGATGTGAAGGAACTATAAAAAGAATATAAAGTTTATACATATTTTATATAACTTGTGTTATAGTTTCAACATATACCCAGAGGACAATGATTAATTTAGACCAAAAATACGAATCTTACGTAAGATGTGGAAGTAAAAAGCTTCGTATTGATGGTATTGAGGAACGTGTACGAGGATATGGCTACACTGATAATGGTAAAGATATAGATGGATACTATCTTTTGACAGATAATTATACTCTTTACTACAATCGTGACGAACAATTCATTAAAATGGAAGCACTTAGGGAACTGTCACAAGCCCCCTTGACATCTGTGGAAGTGTAAGATATAGTTATAACCGTAATCAACTGGCACACAGCTGAGTGTGACAGTTGTATAAATAACTTCATACAAAAGGACTCGAAAGAATCGTAACCCTTGCGTAGATGTTCAAAGTTTCCCATGTCGGGGAAGCTATCATCCGCAAGGTTTTTTTCTTGCGAGATACTTAAACAAAAACATGTCAATCAAATCAACAATCGCTGCTGTTGCAGCATCTCCATTCCTACTCGCAGGCGCAGCTTTTGCTGGGCCATATGTGAATGTAGAAAGTAATCTCTCATATCCTGATGGAGACTATAGCTCTGCAGCTACAGACATCCACATCGGTTACGAGGGAACAGTTAGCGAAGGTAAGATTGCATACTATGTACAAGGTGGTCCTTCATTGAACCATTCAGAAACAGCTGACGATACAGAGACAGAATTCTCTGGTAAGGTTGGTGCTTCTGTTGCTCTTGCTGAAGCAACTTCTCTTTATGGAGAAATCTCTGGTGCTACTGCTGGCGAAGACGCTGACGGTGACACAATCCGTAACTGGGGTGCTAAAGCTGGACTTAAGTTCACATTCTAACTAAATAGGATTGAGACATCGTTCGTGCGGTCTCTACAATCGGAACTTACAGGAGGGTGCTTGACACCCTCCTTTTTTATGCTATAATTTTAAAAACATATTTCTTATGAATTTTTCTGTATACACTCGTAACGGTTGTCCCTATTGCTCAAAAGTTAAAGCAGTTATTGCTGGTAAGGGATATAAGTTTACTGAATATCGTTTAGATACACATTTCGATAGACAAGGTTTCTATGAACAGTTTGGTAATGGTAGTACATTCCCTCAAGTTATTTTAGATGGTAAAGTTCTTGGAGGTTGTACCGAAACTGTTTTATATTTGAGAGAGAACAACTTGATATAAACACTAAATAAAAATAGCTGCGGAGAAACCCTATGGAACCAATCATTGTTGCACTGGTTGTGTTATTTGTTATAGGAGCATTTGTCCTTGGGATAACTGTTTCTTGGTTGGCAAAAGGATATGTAGAAGACTACATAGAAAATGCAGCATATTCTAAATCAGTTGTACATCCTGAAATGTTTGATGAGAATGGTAACATGTTACATGATGAACTTATCTACATCAAACCAACAAATCCATACTGGAATTTTGAGGATGCGGATGAAGAAGACTAATCACAGGAATTAAATTATGCCACGTAATATGGACAACAGTAACCCTAGGTTACTGCTAAGTGAGATTTTGAGAAAGGTCTCTAATGCAAAAACAAAGAAGGAGAAAGTAGATCTTCTTCGTAAACATAATAGCAATGCTCTCAGGCAGTTGTTAATCATCAATTTTGATGAGAGTATTGAATCAGTGATGCCAGAAGGAGATGTACCTTACACTCCTAACGATGCACCTATAGGAACAGATCACTCTCGCCTTGAGCAAGAGTATCGTGGTCTTTATAGATTCTTTAAAGGTGGAGATCCTAGAATCAAAGGTTTGAAGAGAGAATCTATGTTTGTTCAACTCTTAGAAGGACTTCATCAGGATGAAGCAGAACTTGTAGTTCTTGCTAAGGATGGTGGACTTAACAAAAAGTATAAGCGTATCACTAAAGCAATGGTATCTGAAGCATTCCCTCAGATTGAGTGGGGAGGTAGGAGTTGACAGGTGTAAAGATTTTAAAAGAGAAATGTACTGTCGATGATGCAAAGGATAAATCACTACCATATACTGCCTATCTGGTTGAGTATAAGGTAGATGATCAAACTGCATATGATATTGCTATTGCAAGTAAAGCAGTAGAACTTTTTGATTATTATTATGATCTATATAAAAAGAACTTTGTAAAATTTACACAATCAGAGGGCAGAATTAATCCTAAATTATGGAACGATCCAAATCAACCAAAACCTCCAAAGAAAGGCAGGAAAAAGTGACAATATACTTTGACAAACGTGCCTTAGAACAACAGAAAAAGGAAGAAGAAGAAATAAAACAGGAAGAATTAGATAAGAAGGCAGAAAAGGAAAGGAATGAAGAGAAGGGTAAGGAAGTTGTTAATGCAATTGGTAACTTATTTCTATCACCTCTAGCTCTTATGCTAGTATGGAATGCTTGCATACCAGGTCTCTTTGGATTGGCAACCCTAGGATACTGGTCTGCAATGGGATTGTATGTAGTCTTTCGTATATTATTAAAGAACCCATGACTAAAGTATGTTTAATCTCTGTTACTCCTGATGCAGAGAAGACCATAGGATACATTGCTCGTGTGAGTAATCCTAACAATCAGGACAACCCTAAAGTGGCAGGGTTATTAAAGTATTGTATTAAGCATGGACATTGGTCTGTCTTTGAGCAAGCATCAATGACCTTAGAGATTCATACTACTCGTGCTATTGCTGCTCAAGTGCTGAGGCATAGGTCGTTTACATTTCAAGAATTTTCACAGAGATATGCTGACTCTTCTCTACTTGGAGATAGCATTCCTCTGCCACAACTACGTCGTCAAGATGATAAGAATAGACAGAATAGTATTGATGATATAGATCCATTTGTCAGACAGGACTACGAGTTAAAAATGCAAAGGCATTTTGTAAATGGAATGAAACTTTACAAAGAAATGCTTGACTCAGGTATTGCAAAAGAATGTGCAAGAAATGTATTGCCTCTTGCTGTACCAACAAAGATGTACATGACTGGTAATCTTCGCAACTGGATTCATTATATCGACTTACGTTCTTCCAATGGTACTCAAAAGGAGCATCAAGAAATTGCACTTCTTGTTAAAGATCATTTCACCTGTCAGTTCCCAGTGATCTCTGAGGCACTTGGGTGGTGTCCTGAGGAAGAGGAAGAATGTCCTTGTCGTTATACTGATTGGGAAGATATACAACCATGTTTGAGGATTGAGTGATGCAAAAGAAAAGGATTGCTGTTATAGGTGCTGGTAATGCAGGATGTATAACTGCATTACATTTTAATTATTATTCAAATGATAAGTATGAAATAGTTTTATACCATAACCCTAAAGAGTTTGCTATTGAACGTGTAGGACAAGGAACTAATGTAACTGTCACTCAATTAATAACACATACAATAGAATCTAATTGGTATGATAGAAATTATATAGATGCTACCTTTAAGAAAGGTATATTATATGAGGGATGGGGTAAGAAAAAGGATAAGATATTTCATTCCTTTCCAATGAATACAATGTCTATGCACTATGTTCCTCAAAAGTTATCAGATAGTATATTAAAGTCTGGTTTATTTGAGGTAGTAGAGAGAACTATAGATGATCCTGAAAAGGATATAGATGCTGATTTTATATTTGATTGTAGAGGTAGACACAATAGGAATAAGGATGATTATGAACCACTTATCAATCCTTTAAACTCTTGTTTACTTTATAAGAAGGATGGTAAGGATGTTGGATTAGATCTTACTAGAACTGTTGCTACTCCTAATGGGTGGACATTTGTTATACCTAACTCTGATAGTGTATCTTATGGTTATCTGTACAATGATACTATAACATCAACACAAGCAGCAAGACATGACTTTATAGAAAGATTTAATCTTCCTGAGACTGATTATAGTACATTAACTGCAAATATCAGTAACATATCTTTCGAGAATTATGTTGCTAAAAATATATTTGTTGGAGAGAGAACTATTCTTAATGGTAATAGGTATTCATTCTTAGAACCATTAGAAGCAACTTCTACAAGATTATATCAATCAGTATGTAGATTTGTATGGGATTATATGCAAGGCAATAGAACTAAAATAGAGTCTAATTATAATATTAGAAGAGTTGTACAGCAACTAGAAACATTTATACTGTGGCATTATCAGTTTGGTTCAAAGTATGATACTCCTTTTTGGGAATATGCTAAGAGTCTTCCATTTAAACCTGATTCATATTTTAAAGAGTTTATAGAGAAAAGTAAACTAGAAAGTTATTTTGAACTAGAATCAAAACCAAGATATGATAGTGATTATTATGGAGATCAATGGACATATTCTAGTTTTAGATATTGGTATGATGGCGTATAAATACCTATTCAGAATATTCTATTAATCTAATTATATCACATGAATGATAAGAAAGCAGCAAAAACTATATTAAAAAGAGCAAAGAAACATCCTGATTGGTATAGCAAGGATGAGATAAAGTATGCTAAGATGGTAAAGAAAAGAATTAAACAAGAGGAAAAGGATGCAGAACGAAAGTTTAAAAGTCAATCAGAATAATGATGGTTCATTCACATTAGAATGGGATAAGAAAGATCCTAATTGGAAATTCTTAAACAACTTGACATCTAAGGAGATACAAGTTATTATTAACCAAGCGATTCAATATGACAAGAATGACAGAAAAATCGGACTATAACTATTCTATTGAGAATCTACAAGATTCACTACGAGAAGTTATGATAGGAGAATTTACTCCACAAGAAGTATATGATGTTATAACTGATACTGTCAAGGATAATATGAGATATTATAGGGCATGTTATAATGATAGTGTGAAACTATTAGCTTTACTAAAAGGTAATACTAATAAAGATATTAAAGTTATTGATGGTAATTATACCGAGAGTGACTATTGGGATGGTAAACTATCAGGTAAAGACTTTGAGGAGGCATTGAAGAAATATGGATTTGATTATACTCCGATTGATAAGAGTAGATTTAAACTAGATTCACCTGAACTACATAACAATGAGGATGAAATTTGATGGCATTATCAAAACAAACACTAGATCATCTACTTGAGGCAGAAGGTAACATTAGAGCAGCAATCAAATGTGCTGCGGTGAATGAAAAACCTTTAGTCGTCACTCAAGTATCTAAATTATTATATGATATAGAAAGTTTAAAGGAGTTTGAAAAGTTACAGGATATTGTGGATGCTCATATGAAAAATAGTGATTAAGTATTAAGTTATACTATAATAGTATAAAGACATTATTAAATTTATAGATAAATCATATAACTATGTTATAATATCAACACACACCACCATAGAACTATGATTAACCTAGACGAACGATACCTATCCTACATGGATGGTAGTAAGAAGATGAGAATAGATGGCATAGAAGAAAAGGTTGAGTCTTATGGTTGGCACTGTGATGGTAATGATATAAAAGGACACTATGTTACGACAGAGAATTATAAGTTGTATTATAATATGGATGGACTATTCACTAAGATGGTGGCACTCAGAGAACTGGCACAGACTACTGCGTGAATGAATATCTTTCTGATATAATAGGAGTATAGACAAAAATTAAATGAAAACTGCACTTGCCGTATTATTAGCATTAACTCCTGTTTCTGCACTTGCTAGTCCTGTTTATAATGACTCTCAACCAGGATATTCTAATCAAAGAAGTTGTTTTAAGACAGAATATAGAGAAGAGTATATTCCAGGTACAGAGGATAATCCTGGATATGTAAAGTCATGGAAGGATACTGTTGAAGTACCTTGTGAAGATTCTAATGTTGGATGGCATAGACCATCAAGACCAATAAGAGAAGATAGACCATACTATCGTAGGCATGTAACTGTCTATGAGGATACTAATGATTGTAGTGATGGTAAGATTGCTGGTGGATTACTAGGTGGTGGACTTGGTGCTGCAATTTC